GGACGACGGTGTAACACTCATGTTTTTGAGCGGCTACACTTTTGCAAACGAGATAGACTGCCAAACATACGATGATTTCTTAACCCAATCTGCCAATGTAGAAGCAAAAGAAGTGGCTGCTTTTTACAACGAAGTAAACGGCAAAAGCCGCTTAATAGTGGTTGTTGACGATAGCCCAACAGATACGGAAATAAAAGAACTGCTCTCCAAATATCGTGGCGAGGTGCGCAATGTTGTTGTTGCCAACGCAGACCAACAAAAAATTACAGACCTTCAAAATGTTGGCGAATGGGCAGCAAATACACTCTTTGCGCCTGTAATGTTTGTTTGTAATTTACTGGCATCATATTACGAAACTAATCCAGACATTAAAACATTAGGCAAAAACCGTGTTGCAGTGGTAGATAATGTTGTTGACCAAAACGATGTACCGTTGCTTTATTATGTGGCAGGTAGATTGGCAAAAAGCCCTGTGCAAAGAAGTTTGGCACGTGTAAAAGACGGCGCAATATACGCTACCGAATTATACACCAATTCAACAAAAACCGTGTTGGTAAACAATATATATGCCGAAGCAATAAGCAATTTGGGCATTATTACAGCGCGTGTTTATCAAGGTAAATCGGGTTATTATTTCTCTGACGACCCCTTGGCAACTTCTCAGAGCGATGATTACGCACTTATTCCACGCCGCCGCACTATCGACAAAGCATATTGCATTGCCTACAAAACAATGGTAGACTACATAGGCGACGAAATACCAATCACCTCAAATAACACCATACCTGCAACCATTTGCAAGGATATAGAAAACGCTGTTGAGCGTCAAATAGAATTGCTTATGACCAATAACGGCAATCTTGGTGTAGACCCCGACAATTTGGAAGATACAGGCGTAAAATGCTATGTTAACCCAGAGCAAGACGTGGTTTCAAGTTCTAAACTAAACATTGAATTGTTGGTTAAGCCATACGGCTACACCAAATATATTGTGGTTAATTTGGGCTTTAGTACATCTATATAATACCGTTTGAAAAACTATTTTAAAACTATTTAAAACCGTTTATAATCATGTTTGATAGTAAAGAATATTCATTTGCGGATATATCCGTTTTGGTTGGCGGTGTTGATGTGGCTCGCTTGCAAGAGGTGAGCTACAAAGAAAGCCAAACCAAAGAAACCGTTTATGGCAAAGGGGCAATGCCTGTTGCCATACAAAGAGGGCAAAAAACATACGAGGGACAATTAGTAATTCTCCAAAGCGAATTTTTGGCACTCAAAAAAGCTGCTGGAGGCTCAATACTCAATCTACATTGCGACATTACCATCACGTATGGCAACGCACTAAATGGTGATGTGCTTACAACCGATATTTTGCAAGGTTGCGAATTTACAGAGGCAGAGCTAAAATTGTCTCAAGAAGATACCTATATGAAAATTTCATTACCCTTTATTTTCTTACGTAAAAAATAGTAAAAAAACAATGGAAACAAATCAAGAACCCTTAGGAACTGTTAGTCAAGAACAGATTCAACAATGGAAAAACAAGTATGGCGAGGTGTACTCTTTTACCTCCGACAACAAGATTTGCTATTTGCGCAAACCCGATCGTAAAGTGTTGGCATACGTTAGCAGCATACAAAACAACCCTATAAAATCGTCGGAGGCTATGGTCAACAATTGTTGGCTTGGTGGTTGCGACGATTTCAAAACCGACGATAGTTTGTTTTTTGGATTAACCCAAAAAATGGGTGCTTTAATACAAATTAAAGAGGTTGAATTAGCAAAATTGTAGAGGAGACCAAAATGCAGCCCACTGACACAATACGCATGGTGGATGCTCAACTAAGGTATTACATGCGTGTTGACCCCGACCTCCTCGACGATCACCAGTGGGCTGTATTGTTTAATAATCTTGTTTGGATACGTCAGCAAGAAGCGAAAGCAAATTGAAAATTGACAATTAACAATTAAAAATTTTAGAATATGAATAAGGCAGATTTTACAGCTACCGACCAATACCCTATAACAACGCAGGGAATGGATTTTTTGCAAAGTCAAATACATTTGCTCCAAAACATTGTTGCTATGCTTGGTCAGGGCTATTGGATACTCAACTATGGCACGGCAACCACACCAGGAACCGCAGCCATAGTGGATGCGCAAGGCAATAGTGAGATATTTGAATTTGATTATGGTTTGTTTTCGGGCGAGTATGATTACGCCAAAGTAGAGGAAACCACCAACGCAAGCCCTTTGCGTATTTATAGGCGGCTTGCCCCCTCGTCGATAGCAGACTTAGAAACCGCTTGGTTTAAAGATTACAGAATACCAAGCAAAATTTCGGCATTAACAACCAAAGATAATGAATTGTCGCAAGGGATTGCAAGAAATACGAACGCAATATCAAATTTATCAAGTGGTGTAAATACACTTACTACAAATACAAATTTTGAGGTTATAACATTGCAACAGACCGATGCTTTCAATTTGAGAATTACGAAAATGTTTAATGGAAGGTTTATTCATATGTATGGCTGCGTTTGGATCTCTCCAAATGCAACCCATTATTCATCAGTATTAAAGAATTTATTCCCTACATCGTCTGTTGGGGCATTATCAGACGGAAATCTGGTATTAATGGGGTTTTCCTCTGATTACGACTGCAAAGGATTGGAATTTCATCCTCAAGGATACTTTTCTGACGCTCTAGAAGCTATTGAAGGTGTTTTTTGGATAAATTTTTCGTATTCAAGATAATTGCTTCAATTTTCAACTTTCAACTTTCAATTTTTAATTTTTAATTCTTAATTCTTAATTAATCCTTATGGCACGTTCAATAACAGAAATCAAGCAATCTATTGTAGACACCTACTCAAGCGACGACAATGTACGCATTGCGTATGGGCTTGTGGCCGGGCAAAGTCTTAATCTTAGCAAAGCAAGCATAGAGAATGCGTTGTTTTATGCTATGGCAGTGGCAATATATGTGTTTGAGGTAATCTTAGACCAACATTTGAAAAACTTAAAAACCATACTCTACAACGACAAACCACATACCTCTGCTTGGTATTGCACCAAAACAAAGGAATATCAACATGGTTGCTTATTCAACGAAGATTCTATGAGTTACGACAACTCACAAAGAACCGACGACGAAATAGAACAAACTAAGGTAGTAAAGTTTTGCGCTGCAAGCGAAGAAAACGTTACTGTAATACTCAAAGTAGCAGGAGAAGGTCCTCAACCACTCACGGAGGCTCAATTGGCTGGCGTTACTGCCTACATGAATAGAGTAAAAGATGCTGGAGTGTTTTTGCAGTTTAGAAACGTTAACGCAGATAGTTTGAAAATTACTATTAAGGTTTGGTACAATCCAATGATAATAGACGAAACAGGCAAAAACATAACAGCCAACACAGAGCAAGTAAAAGAATGTGTGGAAAGTTTTGTAAAAAAACTACCTTTCAATTCGGAGTTTCATTTAGACAAATTGGAAGACGCTATCCAAACCATCGACGGTGTGGAAATAGTGCGCATAGTGGCAGCCAGCACACGAAGCGTAGTAAATCAAACATGGCAAGCAATAGACGGCTACACCACACCATACTCTGGCTATTACAATTTTGAACAAGACACCGATTTAAACATTGGTTATTATCCTTACAACAATGGCAACACCAACATTTAGCAATATGATGATAAGGCTTTTGCCAAGTGTTTTGCAAAAGAACATTATAAAAGCTCTTTTCAAAACCTTTGGCTACGAACTCGACCGCCTTAAAACAAGCTACAAAACAAGCTACGATAATATTATATACGTGGCTACGCATACAGGGCAAGTGGCTGTATTGCACAATGTGCTTAATGCTCAATTTGGCTACACACGCGAAAATGGTTTTACCATAGGTGATGTAACTATTCACGATTTCAAATATATCTATTCGGAGCAAAGCGCATTGTTAGACACCACCATCAAGGCAATTAGCGAACAGCAAACAACGCAGCCGCCAATAATATACGACGAATCGAGCATTGCAACAGAGGCATACCCCTACATCCTTTATGTACCAAGTGGGGTATGGAACAACAGCAATAGCATGAATCAACTAAACAAAACCTTAAAAACATACCGCTTGCCAGGGCGTGTATGTATTTTGAGGTTAAAAACGGAGTAGTTGACAATTGAGAATTGACAATTGACAGTTATTAAATATCATTATAAAACCATTATAAAAGCCATGAATAGTATAATAGCAAAGCCAAATCAAACGATAGTAGACCTTTGTTTAGTGGCAACAGGCGGCGTAAACTATTTGCAAGATTTTTGCGAATTGAACAATTGTGCCGCCGATGACGAGGCAGTGGTGGGGCAAACGTATTATTACGACTACATAGAAAATGCCGACATTGCCGCCGCCTTGCAAGACAATCAACCAGCCACGGTGGCAAGCGCAGCCACACAAACACCAACACCAATATCCAAACTATATGCCGCTGGCGATGGTATAAGCATATCGAATGGCAACATTATATCGGCAAAGATAGACAACAACACTTTGCAAGTGGATAGTCAAGGACGGCTATATGTTACCAGTTCTTCTACCTCTCCAATAGTGGAAGCCGTGGAACAAAACATAGGAAACATAAACACACTATCCACTATATTAGGACGAGCAACAGGCGAAACCATGTCAGAACTGTTGGCAAAATATCAAAACAACACCGCGCCTTACAACACACTTTACAGTTTTGTGCAACACATAAAAGCGTTTTTGGAAGATAGCGACGCCTCAATGGCAACAATAAACCGTTGGCACGAAATAGAAAGTTTTTTAGCTGGTATAACAGACTCCGAAACATTAGCAGGCTTGTTACAAAACCTCGAAACCACTTGTAAAGACTATGCCGACACGCAAGATGCAACAACATTGCAAGCAGCAAAAGATTATACAGATGCGCAGTCCGTGTCATCTTTATTTGCGTGGACTACCCGCACAATTTCTAATACAGGCAGATACCCAACAAGTTCGGGAACTGCTACTTTTACCGCTAAAGCAACGGTTATAGAAAATACCTACTTTGCAGATATAAAATTTAATTTAATTACAACGGGAACTTCTGCAATGCCAATTCAACAAACTTTTATAGATTTAGGGTTTCAAATATTACAAACGTTTTATTCAGATACATTTACAGCCAGACCAGAAGGGCTAATTGGAATAGATACGAATGGTAAAATTCACAGTGCTTATGGCATAACATCAACAGATAATCAAACACAATATTTCCATTTCTTTGTAGCAAAAAAAATATCGTAATTGTAACGGTTAAAAATCTGAAGGAAACCAGTATTTGGTTGAACTGGTGTGTTTGTATTCAGTGTTTTGCCTTTTGATTAATCTTTTTATTAGGTACAACACACTACCAACAAAGCCAAGCGAATAGCCCAAAATATCAATATCCAAAAGAATGAATACAATACCAATTACCATAACTAACAATGAATAGTTGTATAAGAAATTAAAAATACGTTTTATCATGGCAAACAATTTAGAGTTTTCTATAAATATAATGCCCACAGGCTTAGAAAAAGTATCACAACTACCATCAATAATCAATGATGTTTCAAACTCTATACAAAAAGCAAATAGAGCATCTAATTCATTTGATAGGTTGATGGGTGTATTAACCAATATCGAACGTATTCTCATGGATATTGGCAAGGTAGGCGTGGCACAATTCAATAAATTAAATGACATCTTAGATACCAACAATAGAGGGTTTAATAAAGCAGCTATACAGGCTGGCAATTTAGAAAACAAAATTAAAAGTGTTGGAAATGCAAGCAAAAGCAGCGGCAAAGAGATACAAGAAAGTTTTTTAGATAAATTCAACAAAATTGGATTAGCATTTCAAAGCGTTAAAGCCATAGCAAGCACAGCGGCAGGCGTATTTTCACCAATCTTTGAGGAAGGTATGAGCCGCCAAACAGCAGAGGTAAATTTTGCCACCTTGCTTGGAACTGGTAAGAGTAAAGAAGAAGCAGCGCAAATAGGTAAACAGTTTGCCGCTGACCTCAGGAACTCGACCGCTGCCACACTCTATGGAACAAACACCATAAACGATGCCGCAAAAAACATGATTTCGTTCGGCATCGACGGCGATAAAACAAAAACCGTACTTGCCCAAATAGGCGACATCGCAGCCGGTGATGCACAAAAGTTTGGGAGTTTGAGTTTGGCGTTTGCCCAAATATCCAGTGCTGGCAAATTGCAAGGTCAAGATTTAATGCAATTGATAAATGCCGGATTTAACCCTTTGGCAGAGATAAGCAAGAAAACAGGCAAAAGCATTGGAGAGTTGAAAGACGAAATGGGCAAAGGATTGATAACCTCGCAAATGGTGGAAGAGGCTTTTGCCAGTGCAACCGCAGAAGGTGGGCAATTTAACGGTATGCTTGAGGATATAAAAAACAACACCTTACAAGGGCAAATGGCAGTATTAGCAAGTAGTTTTGACGATATAAAAGCCAAGGTATTCGAATTGGTGTTGCCAATAGTAAATAGATTCTTGCCGATGATAAGCACAAAGGTTTTGCCGTTGGTGGATGCTATAATACCCAAACTACAAAGCCTAAAGCCTGTGTTTGACGGTTTGATATTCGTATTATCAAGCTTATTTGATTACATAGCCGAAAACATAGACATCTTAAGCACCTTGGCTGTGGCGGTGGGTGTAGTGGCAGGGGTAATAACACTTTGCACATCACCAGTAACAGGCATTGTAATAGCCATTGGTTTGTTAGTGGCGGCATTAGTACAGGTAATAAAGTATTGGGATGAGTGGGGCAAGTACGTTGTTTTGATATGCCCTCCCTTGGCATTGGTGATGAATCTAATTCAAAGCGTAAAAAAGCATTGGGATAGCATAGTGGACGGATTCTCTAACGGTGGTATATTAGAAGGAATTAAGAGAATAGGATTAACCATTGCCGACGCTATACTTGCCCCAATAGAAAACCTTTTAGAACTTATTTCTAAGATACCTGGCATAGGCGGCAAAATAGCGGGGTTCTTAGGCGGCGGCGTGGCAAGTTTGAGAGAAAAAATAAATTCGATGTTGCCCGAACCAGCCGATGGAGCGCAAGCCGCCAACGGATCATCGACGCAAACAAGCCTCGAAACGGCAGTGAACGCAGGAACATCTACCTCAGCATCGGCGGCAGAAACATTGGCAAAAGCCACAAAAAGCAAAACAGAGGCAGTGGCAACAGGCGGAACACGCAACACTCAAATAACTATCAACCTCGATAAAATGGTAGAACAAATAAATTTCAACGGTGGTATAGAACAAAACGCCCAAAACATAACCGACCAATTGACCGAGGCATTATTGAGAGTGCTATATTCCGCTCAAACAGCGGTATAATTGACAATTGAAAATTAACAATTAATAATAAAAATGGTAGGGATTCAACTAAATAGCCAAACAAAGGATTTGGAAATAAAGGACGGAGGTATGAGCGTAGGCAATACCAACGAGCAAAACCAGTATGTAATATTGGCATCGCACAAAGGAGAGATTCGGCAATATCCATTGCTTGGAGTGGGCATAGACACATACACCAACGACGAAACAGCGGCCGTAAAACTAAAATACGACGTAAGAGATAGTTTTAAACAAGACGGCTTGCGCATAGACAACTTAGAACTTAAAAACGGCAACTTAAAAATAGAGGCACAATATGATAGAGGTTAACATTGCAAACACAGAAAAACTTGTTGGCACTGCAATACAAAACTTTGCAGTAAAAAAATTGTTTGATTTTAAGTACTCTAAAACCGTTAACGCATTAGGGCAAACGTTTTACCAAGTGCCAATGACACTGAAAACCCAAAACGGATTAAATTTTACTTTGCCTGTTGATCCTTTGGTTTCAGTAAGCACCAAATACGATATAGTAACGCGCAACGTAAAAAAACAAGGTACGATGCGTGGAACAATCAAAGAACTTTGGAATCAAAGCGATTATTCCATAACCATAGCAGGTATATTAATGGCATCGGATAGCTACACTTTGCAAGATTACCAACGCAAACTACTTGCCATTTGCAACAGACCTGAAGCCGTGATGGTAGAATGTGAAATGTTAAACGATGTTTTCGAGGTCTTGAAAATAGCAATAGAAAGTTTAGATTTTCCATTTACCAAAGGCGAAAACAATCAAAGTTTTACAATAAAAGCACTGAGCGACGAAAGCTACAGTTTATTGAGTTAACAATTAAGAATTAACAATTAACAATTGTGTGATGTATAAGATTGATTATGATATAACAATAGACGGCAAACAGTTGCGAATAGTGGAAAGTATAGAGATTAATTGCAGTGTAGAAAACCTAACAGACAGCGCAACAATAAAACTGCCATCAACTGTATATAATCGCTACATAGACGAATTAGAAAATATCCGCCGCGACATGCCAATAACCATATCGCTTGGCTATAA